AAGTTAGCACGTTATGAAAAACTAATTGACTATGAAAACAGTTTGAGTTATGTTCCTGATGTAGCTAAAGTTGCAGTAGAGTTTGCAAATAATCATAAAACAATTCCTAAAGGATTATACAATGTTTGTAATCCAGGTTCAACCACTACTAAACAATTAGCAGATATGCTTGGTTTTGATAAAGAATGGTTTACTAAAGAAGAATTTATAAAAGCAGTAGTGGCACCTCGTAGCAACTGTGTATTAAACACTGTTAAATTGCAATCAACATTTCCCATACAAAGTCTTGAATCTGCATTAAATAATTGCATTCCTAAATATAATGAAATTTAATTCAGACATTGACATTGATTTCGGGGACAGAGAAAAGATATTGCAACATATCAAATATATTCCCGCCTCTATGCGTAATGTCAAGCCTATTCGCAAACATGCAACAGGAATATATGTAACTGATATACCGTATGATAGTATCAATGACATGGCTAATATTGATTATACTGAAGCAGAGAAGCGTGGATATCTTAAACTAGACTTTTTGAATGTGCATGTATATGACAAGGTGCGTGATGAAATGCACTTAATTGAATTGATGCGTGAACCTAATTGGGACAAACTAAAGGATAAACTGTTTGTAGAACAATTGATTCACGTTAGCAATCATTATGCTAGTATGCAAAAGATGCCAGAACCAATTGACAGCATGACCAGATTAGCTATGTTCTTAGCAGTGATTCGTCCGGGAAAGAAGCATTTGATTGGACTACCCTGGGTTGATGTTAATAAGACTGTTTGGGATAAGAATGATGACGGGTATAGTTTTAAGAAAAGTCACAGTCTTGCGTATGCACAACTAGTGGTAGTGCATATGAACCTACTTGAAGAATCAAGGCATTCTCTTAACGAGGGTGATTGATTTTCTTTTTGATTTGCGCTTGTTTAATTCTAGCATACTACATATTGGACCGTGAATTATAGTTAAACTCTTGTTATTGAAAGTCCTAAGATAGGGTTTGAACGGGCCCCAATCTTCCTTAAGAAACATGTTGATTGGAATTAATCTGTTACTTTCCCACCACCATGTGTCTCCTAATTCTAAGAATCTTTCACGAAGTTCACCATGTATGATAGATCCATAATCATATATAGTGGTGACAACATCATCCCTGTTTTGAACAATACCAACATAATCTTGCCCGGCGTATGAGCAAACCGTGATAAAGGGATGATTTTCTGTTAGTTTTTTAAAGAAATCGTTGCTAATCATTTTTATTATATACGGTTTATTTATCAAAAGTACTTGCCCAATATATTTTTATAAATAAGATATAGGAGCAAATTTATCGTGTATTCAACAAGTGTTTATTATTTCACCCCCAGACAAATTGTTGTGTATTTTAGCGGTAATTCAGCCAGGAGGTATCAACTAGTGTATGCAAAGAACCTAAGACTTAATAAAGGCGTAGATAACAAGCTACAGTTTCAATTCTTAAATCAGGAACAAAAGGCTGTAAACATTACCAGCAGAGAAATCATTTTTAGATTAATTAGTTATAATGGTGAAGAAATTATCCTAGAGAAACTACTAACTCTTACACTAGCATTGAACGGATTGTGCGAGGTCATTATATCTCCTGTAGAATTAGAAGATATTGATACTCAATATTGCTACTATACACTAGAAATGGCTGAAAATGGATATAACTATCCGGTGTTTGTCAACAGCGAAGCAAGTGCTAGAGGAACCGTAGAAATAGTTAATAGTATCTTACCTAGTTTTATTCCTGCGTTTAATGTAACTATTCCTAGTCATAGCATACCTAATAACAGTACAGAGACTTATTACAGCAGTATTATCAATACGACCGACAATCCTTTGTTGACTATACAAACCTTATTCCAAGGATATAGCGGTAACGCACAGGTACAGGGGTCTACCTTACCTGATGCAGATTGGTATAATATTGGTAATAGTTATCCATACTTGGATAACACAGGTACTGAAGGATACATCATTGATGGGTTCCACCCATATGTACGTGTCAAGTTCGTAAGTACTCAGGGCGATGTGACTCAAATTTTAGCCAGATAAGATTGCTTTTGTACTGAAAATATGTTACACTGTTAACATGTTTGATATCCTATCAATAATTCCAGGCAAGAAAAAACAAACAAGTAGTGGTTGGACAAGTTTCAACGCATTGTGTTGTAGCCATCGTGGGCATACCTCTGACCGTCGTGGTAGAGGTGGTATCAAGTTTGATGGACAGACTAATTGGGTTATGCATTGTTTCAATTGTAATTACAGTTGTAGTTTCACATTAGGTAGAACAATCAATAGTAAAACAAGACAGTTTCTAACATGGTGTGGTGTTGACAATGAACAAATTCAACGCTGGAGTTTAGAAAGTTTACAGCATAAAGACATACTTGATTTTATTATTAAACGAAAACGTGAAGAAATCAAGTTCAAAACAAAAAAATTACCTGATGGAGATTTACTAGATAAAAACAATCTTCAGCATAAATTTTTTGTAGATTACTTACAAAAAAGAAAAGTAAACTTAGATAAGTATGAGTTCTATGTAAATCCAAATAATAAGAATAGAACACAATATGGAATAATTGTTCCATACACATATAAAAATAAAATCGTAGGAAACACAACACGATTTATAGATAACAAAATCCCTAAGTTTATCAACGACCAACAATCGGGATATGTATTTAATATTGACAATCAGAACAATGATTGGACAGTGTGTATACTAGTAGAGGGTATATTTGATGCAATATCAATTGATGGTGTTGCAACAATGCATGATGATATCAGCAATGAGCAAGCAAGTGTATTAGCACAGTTAAATAAGAAAATCATTTTTGTACCCGATCAAGATAAGACAGGCTTGAAAGTTACTGATAGAGCATTAGAATTAGGGTATCATGTTAGTTTACCTGAATGGGGGAATGGTGTCAAAGATGTAAATGATGCAGTAGTAAAATATGGTAAGCTATCTACATTGTTAAGTATATTAGAACATGCAACAATGAGTAAAATTAAAATAGAATTAAGGAAGAAACAGATTGCTAAAGGAATATAATGTAGATGTTCAACGGCTCTTTCTGCAAATGATGCTAACAAATGCAGAATTGTATACAAGGGTTATGAACATTATGAATGCAGAAAACTTTGACAAGTCGTTAAGACCTGTCGCTGAGTTCATGGTTGAGTATAGTGAGAAGTATAGTTTGTTGCCTGATAGTACACAAATCAAAGCCACTACAGGACAACAAATTGAATCAATTGAAGATTTTGGTGACAAACACACAGAATGGTTTCTAGCAGAGTTTGAAGCATTTACTAAACGACAAGAATTAGAACGAGCAATTCTTAAGAGTGCTGACTTACTAGACAAGGGTGACTTTGGCCCTGTTGAAAAATTAATCAAAGATGCGGTACAGATTAGTTTACAACGTGATATGGGTACAGATTATTTTGCTGACCCTAAAGCACGTATCAACAAGTACTTTAATGCAGGTGGACAACAAAGTACAGGCTGGCCGCAAATGGATAAACTACTATATGGTGGCTTCAGTCGCGGTGAACTGAATATCTTTGCAGGTGGCTCAGGTTCAGGTAAGAGTTTGGTGATGATGAACATTGCATTGAATTGGTTGAACATGGGATTAAGTGGTGTTTATATTTCATTAGAATTGTCAGAAGAATTGACTTCACTTAGAACTGATGCAATGTTGACTATGATGAGCACCAGAGATATTCGTAAAGATATAGATGGTACTGAACTTAAAGTTAAAATGGCTGCAAAGAAAGCAGGTCAATATCGTGTTAAGGGATTACCCGCACAAAGTAATGTAAATGACATTCGTTCATATTTAAAAGAAGTACAGATTCAAACTGGTATCAAAGTTGACTTTGTAATGATTGACTATCTTGATTTGGTTATGCCAGTAAGTGTTAAAGTCAATCCAAACGACCAGTTTATTAAAGACAAGTATGTCTCGGAAGAATTACGTAACTTAGCAAAAGAGTTAGGTATCTTAATGGTAACTGCAAGTCAATTGAATCGTAGCGCAGTTGAAGAAATTGAGTTTGACCACAGTCACATTGCCGGGGGTATCAGTAAGATTAACACAGCAGATAACGTGTTCGGTATCTTTACAAGCCGTAGTATGCGTGAACGCGGTAAGTATCAAATTCAGTGTATGAAAAGTCGTAGTTCTACAGGGGTAGGACAGAAAATTGACTTGGAATACAATATTGAAACTATGCGTATTACAGACGAGGATCCTGATGGATATGCTGAACAACAAGCAAAATACAAGTCTAGTCCCAGTCCAAACGACATTATGAGCAGAT